TAGACATAAAAAACGCAAAAAATAATATAAATATAAGTATGAGTAATCTATTTCAAACACTAGAAATCGAAGCATTTAGAGCTGGTATAAAACCCAGAACTAAAGAGTCAATCGAGTGGTTTCGTAAAAAGGCTCGCGAGTTATATCGTGGAAGAGTCATTGATAGAAGTAATTTAATGCAAGAAGAAGAACTTGAATTAAAAAATAGACCAATTACTTCTTCTCGCGGACCTATTGGAAACATGTACATGTTTTTCTATGATCCAAAGTATAAAGACACTTTACCATATTATGATGGATTCCCGTTAATTTTAATGATGGGTCCAGCAAGAGGTGGTTTCTACGGATTAAATTTACATTATCTTCCTCCGACACTCAGAGCAAAGGCTCTTGATGCTGCACTCGGTGGAGATGGTGTGTCTAAAAAGTTTATCAACCCTATGATTCATAGATATCTTTTTAAACATGTAAGAAGTAGATTCGCGTTGGTCGATCGACCTGAATGGGAAATCGCAACATTCTTACCAACAGCAGACTGGAATAAAGCAAGCGCGAATAAAGTATATCGTGATTCAAGGAGTAAGATGTAATGTCTTCGATTGATCAATTAAAATCACTTGCTTCATCTAAACTTGGATTCGCAAAAAATAATCAGTTTTTGGTAGAACTTCCGTCTTTCGGAGGGGCATCCTCGAGTGAAATGAATATTTTGTGCTCTAGAGTGACCTTACCTGGTAAACAAATTCTTACATCACCTCGTCGTATTGGTATGCAGTTTGAAAAAATAGCTTATGGTTATGCGGTCGGAGACGTTGCTATGTCATTTTATTTATTAAATGATTATGGTCCACGTAAGTATTTTGATGAATGGAGAAATAGAGTCATTAATGAAGAAACTCTTGAAGTAGGGTATAAAGCAGATTATGAAAGACCCGTTAAAATACATCAACTTAGAAAGCCTATTGCTGGGTTATCTGCAAATTTAGGGTTTATTGGAAGAGTTGGATTAGAGCTCGGCGGTGGAAGCGTATATACAGTAGAGTTAAATGATGCATTTCCAACAACAATTCAGGCTATTGATTTTTCAAATGAACTGGATGGTTTACTTGAAGTAAGTATAGAAATCTCTTATACAAATTGGAAGACAGTCTCTTCGACACAAGACTTTTTGAACTTTACCGGTGCAGCTGCACCATTAAATGAAATTATTTAGGAGTAAATTATGGCTTTACCTAGAATTAATGAGGTGCCTGAATATGAAATGGTTATTCCATCAACTGGAAGTATTATAAAATACAGACCTTTCTTAGTGAAAGAGCAAAAGATTTTATTGATTGCTTTTGAATCACAAGACAAAAAACAAATTCTTAATGCAATCATATCAACATTACAGGCCTGTTTGCCTGAAGATGTTAAAGTAGAAAATTTACCAAGTTTTGATATTGACTATATCTTTACACAGATTAGATCTAAATCTGTGGGTGAAACGGTTGATATTATCGGCAAATGCCAACATTGTGATCATAAGAATAAATTAAGCATTAATCTCACAGAAATTACACCTCCTCAAAATATTAAGAAAGAAATTATTATTGAATTGACAAGTGATATTTCTTTAGAGATGGAATACCCGACATATTCAAATCTTTTCAATTCTATGTTAACTGATGAAGCCAGTCAAACTGAAGTATTGATGAAATTTATTATAAGTTGCATTAAGTATCTCATTACGTCTGAAGAAAAAATTAATATGAAAGATGAATCTCTCGAAGAAAAACAGAGATTCATTGGGTCTCTTAATGCGAGTCAGTTTCAAAAGCTTTCAGAATTTATCAATCAGTTACCGCAATTAGAAAAAGATATCTCGTATGTATGTGAAAATTGTAACAAAGAGAATGAAAAGACTGTAAAGGGGATGGAAGATTTTTTTTTATAAATCTTTCTCATGAATCATTAGAGAATTATTATAGAGTCAACTTCCAACTCGTTAATGAATTGAAATATTCTCTAACTGAATTAGATAGTATGATACCATGGGAAAGAGAAATTTATATAACTATGTTAATTGAGGATTTGAAAGAAAAAAAACAAAGGTCTGAACAAGGATATTAACAATGGCCACTTTAGCTGACGTCAATAATACTTTACAATCGCAGAATGCTACTCTTGAAAAAACACAAGATGGTATTCAACATGTTGCGTCAGCAGTTTCGAATCAATTTAAATTCTTTGTTAATCAAGAAAGAGACCTTGATAAATTAGAACAAGAAAGAGAAAAAAAAGATGGACAGCCAGTAAAGTCTGGTATGTTATCTGGTATCGGTACAGAATTAAAAAATACTGGGTCAAGTATATCAGATTTTCTAAGAGGCTTGATTCCTGGTATTGGCGCATTCTTTGGAGTGTTGGGAACCAGTTTTCTAACGGCAGCAATTAAGTTTGCTAAAACTCTATTCAAAGGAGCTCTGGCATTTGCTGCTTGGCCATATGTATATGCATTCGTTGAAGATAAAATAGCTCCTCAGGTAACTGAATTTTTAAAAGAAGTCTTCGAAAGCTTAACTGGTATAGAGATTACTGATGAACAGAAAAAAATAACCTTCGACGTATTAAATGATAGTATTAGAACAGCCATTATCGGCGCCTTATTTGGAGGCGTAAGAAGAGGATTGATTGCAGGTGTAATTAGAGGAGCTATTACTGCTGCAGTCAGTCTATTCCCAAGTTTACCGGAGACTGTAACAGATAGTGAGGCGATGGGCTGGCTAGCAGCTAACTTCCCGGGCATATACGGTTACATAATGGATAATCCAGACCTAACACTTGATGCTCTTGCAATTGGATTAGCCTTTGTGGCTCCGGCGATAGTGAAATTAGGATTTGGTATCGTGCGTGCAGGTTTACCTCTTGTGTTTACTGCAATATTTACAAAACTCGGCGCTATATTAGGTGTACTTGGCTTAGGCGCTTTCACATTCAAATATTATACAGATGATGAATTTAAAAGTATGGTCGATGAGGCTTTAAGGCCGGCCAGAGAAGCTTTTCAAAATTTTGTGAAAGGAATTGAGACGAAAATTTTAGAATCCATAGAAGGTTTTGCCACACGTATGAGAAGGCTTTTGACTGGCGTGACAGCAGAAGATGTCGCTGCCGTCGCCCCAGAGGTGGCACAAATTGATGCTCAGATAGCTAATTTAGAGGCTGAATGGAAATCCTTACCACCAGGTCCTGTTGGTAAAGGAAGACTGAATATGGATCCTAATTCAAGAAGCTATCAGATCAATGAAGAAATAAAAAGATTGCGAAATCAAAAGGCAGCCTTAGAAGAAGGAGCAGTAGAAGCTCGAGGAGGTACAAATTGGCAAGATCAAATGTTACGAGCTTTTATGTATCCCCTCGAACCTTTTGGATTTCCTGTTCCTGATGATGCGCCGGGTAAGTCAATACCAACTATTCCTGGGTTATTGGGAAGCCAACTTGAAAAATTAGTACCTTCTAATCGACAGACATTAGATTTTTTATCTAAATCTGCAAGCTCTGCAAGCTCTGAGGATTATCCAGGCGGAGGATTAAGATTAGGACCGCGTGCTGACATGATGGTAGATGGATCTACTAATACTTTTGTTGATAGTAGACAGACAAATAATATGTCACTTCCAGGTTATACTCCGGCATATGACCCTTTTATTGATGGATTAGCAGAAAAATACATACGTAGAAGATATTAAAATAAGTAAAGGGGCCCCGCATACGCAGTACCCCCTTACCGTCTCTAGTCATTGTACACCAACTTTCGTCCGAATCTTATTCAGCGACAAGGCCACATTGGTTGGTTGACCTTATTCGTCGTTTGCTAGTTTAGCAAAGTAACTCATCGTATCATCTTCATCACTCAACTGATCAGCTGATACTGGTTCAAGCCTTTGTGGTTCAGGTGTTGATACTGGTTCGTTAATTTGCATTTCCTGTTGTACAGTATATGCACCAGCCGTTGCTTCTTCACCAAGTACCTTCATCAGTTTTGCTTTGAGCTCGTCATAGCTTTTGTAGTTCGTTGGATTGGTGAACTCACTGAGGTCATGTAGTTGGTTATAGACACTTTCCAATCTGGACTCGTCTGCATCATAGAGAGAAGATACTCCTGCAAACTCTGACTTATCATAATTACGATATCCTTCAACATTACGAATTTTTAATTTAAAGTCTGCACCTTCCCAGAAGTCAAACGGGTTAACTGGATCTTCATCGGCAAACTCGGGTTGCATAGAGTCCATAATCTTATCAAAGATTTTCTTACCAAACTTATAAAGGAATACTTTACCTTCATTTGCTGGGTTCGAAGGATCTTGGAGAACCAAGACATTTGTTACATAGTGGAGTCTACGCTTTTGCGCTCGAGCTTTTTCTTTGTCCGAATCGTTTCCGGTATTCCACAACCGAGAGTTAAGTTCACCAACAGGATCGGTTTGACCAATAGAGGTAAGTGAGTTCTCAATGTACCAAAGACCAGTTGGGCCTTTGAATCCATGATCCCAGTAACGTACCCAAGGTAGTTCTGCTCCTTCAGTTGCTGGAAGAAACCGAAGTACTGCATAGCCATTACCGGCTTTGTCGACTGTTGGCTTCCAAATACGTTCGTCAACATAGGATTTCTTTTCTGTAGAACCACCTACAGATTCTGCTGCTTGAACGAGTTTAGAAATTTGATCGCGGTTGCGTTTTAAGTTTTGAAATGACATATGTATGTTCCTTGTATTGCTGAAATATTAACTGTAATATTATACCATATTTTATGGTATATGTATATATCCTTTTTACTCAAATAAAGCACTATCTAAAGTATTCTGTTTTGGTAAAAAGTTTAGCCTCATTGCTTCGGCTTCGATCTTATCCCGTATGATTGGCGAGATAAACTTCTTCATGTCTTCTGGTTCCATATCATTCTTTTCACAGAGATGTAGAACCGCTTCCATGTATGGGATCTTTAATTCTGTAACTGTTGCTTCGACAAGTTTTGTAAACTTGGATTTTGTAAGAAAGTTTTCTTCGATAGTCATTTATCCATTACCCTTAGCAAGACAATGTCTTTGTTAATACGACCTGTTGGTACAGACGTTTTTGTTGTTAGTTTCTTCCACTCTGTATCAATCTGTTTTACAGTCTTGTTGAGTGCAATTGGTAAGAACTCATCTGGCTTACGTAGTCGAACCTGGCGGCTATTAACAGTATCTAGGTTCTTAATTGTTGTTCCAGATATTTCAAATCCGTTAGCAGCTTGGGTGCAGTACTCGATAAGATAACGTTCTTTGCAATTAAATGCGTAGAGTCTACGTGATCCAACGAGGAGTATTGGATTAATCGAGACCAACTTAAAGTCGTTATCTTCTTTCTTGTACTGCACCTTTGCCACTTGTTT